GCCTTTGATTTGCGAGTGACAGAGATGACAAACTACGGCCAGATAACCGTAGGTGAGGTAGTATATCTATCAGCAGAGTTTCAAGTCCTCTGCTACGCAGACTAGGAGAAATTAAATGGCGAAATTCGCAGCAACCGACTATGCCGTAAGCATAAACGGAACACAGTTTGGCACATCACTTAATAGTGCTGAACTAACAATAGAGGCTGACGACTTAGAAACCACAGCGTTCGGTGGAACATTCCGTACACGTGTAGGTGGATTAAAGTCAGCATCAGTCACACTGAACTTCATGCAAGATTTTGCAGCAGCATCAGTAGACGCAACATTAAACGGTCTTGTAGGATCTATCGCTACCGTAGTGATTATTCCAGCAGGCACAGCAGTAACAGCTACTAACCCAAGATACACAGCAGAATGTTTAGTTACCCAATACTCTCCATTCGCTTCAAGCGTTGGGGATCTAGCAACATTTTCTGTGACATGGCCTGTAACTGGCACAGTAACAAGAGGCACTGTCTAAAGATGAGAATCAATCTGCGCGTTGAATACATTACTGGTGATCCTAAAGAGATTACCTGCTCTGCTAAAGACCTAGTTGCTTTCGAGGACAAATATAATCGGTCAGTCGTTGCTCTTGAAAAAGAAATGCGACTGACAGATTTATTCTGGTTAGCCTGGCACTCAGAATCTCGTACTGGTTCTACCAAGAAAGATTTTGATAACTGGCTAGACGATATCGAGGGTGTAACAGCTAGCGAGATCGACCCAAAATAAAGCCGCTCGGTGATTCGAGCGAGCACTGGATGATCGCATACCTGGCTGTAGAAACAGGTATCGCACCGTCATTGTTATTACAAGAAACTGACCGTATGCTTTATACGATGTCCATGTATCTGCGCTGGCGTGCATCTGAATCTAATAAACAGAAAAGATAACTATTATGGGCATTAAAGTCGATGTACCTATAATAATCGGTGTACAAGAATTATTAGCTGAATTAAAACAAACTGAACCAGAATTATATAAACAAGCACGTAGAGACATGATTAGCACGATAAGACCTATGACTGAGGCTATTAAAGGTCACATCAGAGGTGAGGTCGTAGGTAATCTACCCTCAGGATTTAGTCGGGGCAGATTAGGTCCATCACTTAGATCTATCAGAGTTAATGCAAGAGTTTCAGCACGTAAGCGTAAAGGGCTTTCTTCCTTAGCCAGTGTGCGTACTACATCTGCTGCGATTGAGATAGCAGATATGGCTGGTCGTAAGAACCCTAGTGGTAATCAACCGTCTGGTGCAGCACTTATTGAGTTTCTTAACTTTCGGTTCGGTAAAAGACCGTCAAGATTTATCTATCCTGTGGCTGAGCAGTATGTAGATGAGGTCACTACTGGACTAAAGCGATCTATCGCTAAGTATTCAGCTATGACGAATGTGCGTTTAGCTGAGTCTGAGCGCTATTCCAAACCTAACTAATCGAATAGGATAGTCTCACTATGGCCATTATTATTCCCATTCTGTCCCAGTGGAACCCTACTGGACTTAATAAAGCACTATCTGATATCAAACGTGCTGAGACAGGCTTCGGTAAGTTCAAGGCTGGCATTAAAGGTCTAGCAGTCCCAGCAGCAGCAGCATTCGCAGCGATTACAGCTGGCGCACTCACATCTATCAGAGCAGCAGAAGAGGCTCAGGTAGCAAATAGACGACTTGCAAATGTATTAAAACAGATGGGTTATGCCCAGGCTACAGATCGTGTACAGAATTATGCTGATGCCCTATCTAGACAAATCGCTAAAGAAGATGAGTCTATTAAGTTAGTCCAGGCAAAATTAGCCACATTTAAGAATCTCACTGCGACAGTTAATACAGCTGGTGGCGCTTTTGATAGAGCCACAAAGGCAGCATTCGACTTGGCTGCTGCAGGCTTCGGTGAGGCTGAACAGTCAGCTACACAGTTAGGTAAAGCGTTACAGGATCCTATTAAGGGAATCACAGCATTAGCCAGATCAGGTGTGACATTTACTAACACTGAGAAAGAAAAGATTAAAGCCTTAGTCGAGTCAGGTAAGGTACTCGAGGCACAAGACATTATTTTAAAGGCCATTGAGACTCAGGTCGGTGGTACAGCTGAGGCAACTGCCACTGCGACTGAAAAGATGAAGATAGCATTCGGTGAGGCACAAGAGGCATTAGGTAATGCGTTACTACCAGCATTTGAACGTCTAGCACCTGTAGTCGAGAAAGTCTTTAAGTTCATACAAGATAACTCCGACATATTTGTAACTTTGGCCACTGTCATAGCAGCCACTACAGTCGCTGTCATCGGACTTAATATCGCTCTAGCATTAAATCCTTTTACATGGATTATTGTAGGCGTTGGCGCTGCTATCGTACTTATCGCGCTGGCTATCCAAAGATTTGAATATCTGAAACTGACAGTGATGAATATCGCTGCTGCTATTGCACAGATATTTGTGTACATGGCTAACGTTGCAGCCGATGTACTGACTAAGTTAGTCAATGAGTTCGTCAGGGCATATAACACATATCTGCTACCTGCTATACGAGTCTTTAAGAAAGATGCTCAGGCGTTAGCCCAAGTTGATTTTACTAAACCTTTTGATAATGCTAATGCTGCTATAGATGCGTTTGCAGCAGCGAATCGAAAGACTAGGGCTGCACTGGATTACAACGTAGATGCTATCGGTGCTGTCACAGATGCAGTCGGATCATTAACACCAGCTATAGATGATTATGACATCGCTACAGCTAATGCTACAAAACAGGCAGACAAATTAACTAAGGCTATGGAAGCACAAAAAAAGGCAGCCGAAGATGCTGCAAAAGCGATTGTTGATAACTTAGAGAAATCATTACAAAGTGCTGAGAAACAATTAGATGATGTAAAAGGTAAGTTTGATAACCTCAAGGACAGCATCTCAGGATCAGTAACTGATGTGGTGGATTTTGGTAAAGCATTAGAAACAGGTAACTTTATTGAGGGTCTAGTAGGTCAGGCCACTGCAGCACGTACATTTGCAGACAAGATTAAACAATTAATTCAGATAGGTTTATCTGAGCGTGGTATTAGACAAGTCTTAGATGCAGGTTATGAGTCTGGCACTCTTATCGCTGACCAGATTATTACTGGTGGTGCCACAGTCGTAGATCAAATAAATACTTTAGTGGACTCCATAGCAGTTGTAGCTGATGAAGTGGGTATGCAAGGCGCACAGAACTTTTATCAGGCTGGTGTGGACAGTGCTCAGGCATTAGTAAATGGCATCCTGTCACAGTTAGCAGCAGCGCGAGCAGCATACGCAGCATTAACAGATACAACTGGATCTGCTGCCCCATCTGTCGCTGCTCCACCATCAGCTAAACCCGACCCAGGTGCAAAAAAATCCACATTTAAACCAGCATCTTTAACATTATCTAATGCACAAGTCGTACAGCGTATAGCATCTCAGGCAGCGATGGCTAGGAACTTTCAGGCTGCATTCGGTGTGACACCATTTGCTAATGGTGGAATCGTTACTCAACCGATGATGGGACTTGTCGGTGAGGCAGGACCAGAAGCAATCATTCCATTAAATAAGGCAGGTGGAGCATTAGGTAACACATTTAATATAACTGTGAACGCTGGTGTAGGAACTGATGGTGCAGCAGTCGGCAGAGTAATCGTTGATGCAATTAAGAAATTTGAAAAGACCTCAGGTCCAGTATTTGCGAGTGCCTAATGAGCACAGTACCAGCCACTAAAGTTGAAATCGGATTTGATTTATCAGCTCTAGGTGGACCGTTTTTTATATTAGATGACCCTGTTCAAGGTGTATTAGACAATACGACCTACACACTAGGTGGCACACTATTTTACGATGTGTCCAACAAAGTGCTAAGTGTTAGTGTTAATCGTGGTAAGTCTAGGCAGTTAGATAAGTTCACAGCAGGTAATTCTAATATCACATTCATAAATCAAGATCGTGCCTTTGATCCTCTTAACGCATCTAGTCCGTTCTTTGGTCAGATTATCCCTAGACGAACTGTGCGTGTCACCACATCAGGCTCAGCTGTTTTCTATGGATCTATAGATGACTGGAATCTGCAGTATGAGGTATCAGGTTACTCGACAGCTGGTGCAGTGGTATCAGATGGTTTCACATATTTAGCACAACAGGTATTAACAGCACACACAGCCACATCTCAACTAACTGGTGCTCGCATCGGTGCAGTGTTAGATAGGTCAGAGATTAACTGGCCAGCATCATTAAGAAGCATTGACACTGGTGGTATGACATTACAGGCTGATGTAGTAGACGATGGCACTAATGCACTGGACTATTTGCAACTGGTTAATTTCAGCGAGCCAGGTTCACTATTCATGGGTGCTGATGGATCTATCATCTTTAGAGACAGGACAGAAGCGCCTACATCATCAGGTCTTATATCTTTCACAGATGATGGCACAGGCATCCCATTTGTGGATGTCCAGGTCGTATATGGGTCAGAGTTACTATACAACTTTATACAGATAGAGCGTAACAATGGTGGTACAGCCACAGCATCTGATACCGATAGTCAGAACTCTTACGGTGTGGTGGCATTAGTCCAGAGTAATCTTTTGATGAGCACAGATGCGCAGGCACAGGATTTAGCTGATTACCTACTAGGTAAATATTCTGAACCCGAATACAGATTTGAACGCCTAAGTGTCGTGCTTGAGGACTTAACTCCTGCTGAGCAGGCATCCGTTTTATCCCTAGAAATAGGTGACATCTCACAGATCAAGTTCACACCTAATCAAACTGGGACACAGATAAACAAATACGCTAGTATTAT